TGGCTTTTAGACAACGCCACAGCCTATGCTATCAGCAAAAACTGTGGCGTATCTACTCAAGCTGTGGATAAATATAAAAATGGTGTATCGAATATAATGAACATGCGTTTAAAACACGCAATCAATATGACTGAATACGCCTATAAATTAAAAGACAAACAGTGATATTTTTTCACTGTTTTTTTACTACTTTCAGAGCAAACAAAAAAACCGCCAGCATAAGCCAGCGGTTCATAGGTATAATTAATTTGAATTTCTTTCTTTTTATTTTGTTGTAATTAAGCCATCAGGCTCAACTGTGAACTCAGGCTTGTCAGCAAGTGAGCCATCTTCTTTGAGATAGTACCAACCTGTTCCATCTGATGATTGGATGAAGGTATTAGATACCATTGAGCCTTCTTTACCGTCTAGATAGTACCAAGTATCTTGATATTTAACCCAGCCAGTAACCATTTCACCATCATCTTTGAAATAGTACCATTTGTTAGAGATTAACTTCCAACCTGTGGCCATTTCGCCCGACTTGTCAAAGTAGTACCATGCGCCATCTGGTCGTTTCTTCCATTTGTCTGCAAGCATATAACCTGAATTGTCGAAGTAGTACCATGTACCGTTAATCTTCTCAAATTTCTCTTTAGGATAAGATCCGTCTTCTTTAACGTACCAGTATCCTGTGTCGTTCTGCTTCCAGCCTGGTTCAACATTCAAGCCATGCTCGATATCGTACTTGAATTGCTCACGACTGATACCCCATTTTGCCAAATAAGGATAAGGGTCAACGTGGTCTGAATTATTGTTTGGTTGATGATATGTACAGTGGTAATGTGTCTTAATTCCTGCAAGGTCGTCTGTATCAAGAGTAACAGGCAATCCAGCTTCTTCTGCTAGATTTCGCAAAAGCGGAACGTATAACCTGTAATCACGGTTGAATTCTTCTTGTGTCTTATGGCTTTCAATCAATTCAACTGCTGCATAAGTTTCAGCGTTCCAACCGCCACCGACATCCCAACTTCCGTTGTTTACAGGCCCTACTTGCATGACACGACCATTACCAACTACGTGTGAGAAAAAACCAAGTTCAGGGTTTTTTCTCCAGTGGTAGTCTGCTTCATTCTGTGCGGTTGAGTTAGGGTTACCTGTTGAATGTGCGTGTACTTGTCTGTAAGGTCGTACACCGACTTGTGGAAGCTCAGTTCTTAATCTGCTTTTATCAATATCCATGTTACTGTCCTTCCCAAGCATCATTCATTTGCTTGACTGCTGACTCAACGAATGTATCGATGTCACTGTCAGTCATATTAATGTTGTACTTGCTAAGTTCTGCACGGATTTTAGTACGTGCATGTTCTAATTTTTCATGACCATTATAACCAGTAGTGAAAGATACCTGCTCAACTGCATTGACTGCATTTTTAGCAAGGATTTCAACAATCTTGATTGTTTTCTCTCCACCTTTTTGAATCAGGTATTCTTTGACAGCTTTAACTGCGATACCTGCCAAGATAACTAGAATGCTAATTGCTCCATTAATTAAAATTTCATTGATCTGTTGCATCGTCTTTCTCCTTCACTTCGATTTCAACTTTGTCTTTTTGGTCAATGTTGACCAGAAACTGCCCAATCTTACGAGCGTTGTCTTTCTTAATTTGATTAATGTAAGGTTTCAGGGACTCAGGGAATGCCAGTCCTATCATCTCCCAATTCTCTATTACTGAGAATAAATAATTGAAAGCAAAAAACATTGTCCAAGCAATCCCAAAACTACGAAAACCAAGCGAACGGGCATACATGGCAACAAGTAGGATGACTGCGAAAACAATGAAGTGTCGAATCAATCCCATTGTTCCAATTTTGCTATCAAAACGCTTAGTTTTAAATGCCTTGATGTAACCTGTCACGATATCTAACACCATCAACCAAAAAAAGAAATGAATATATGGGCTGTAAGACAGGTTTTTGAGGTGCTCAATTAATTCGTGAAATGCTAAATCTTGCATAAACACCTCCTTAAATATGGTCTACATTGCTTTTTGGTGGAACCCATTTCCAAACTGCGACAATGCCATTACGTGACATTTCGCCTTCAAATTCCCTGAACGTTTGACCTGTATATTCAAATTCACGATTAACCTGAACGATAACGTGTTTCCCTTCTCCGTTTTGTTCAACGTAGTCAGGGTCTTCAATTGTTACTAGGTCTTCTTCAAAATAGGTTTCTCCACGTTTGAGAGCTGGAAGCAAGCTAACTAAATCCTTGTAGATAGTACCATACATAATGTTCTCACTCATCACTGAATTTAGAACCATGACCTTAATCATTCGTTGGGTAAGTATATTTGTCTCTTGTTGTTGTTTAACAAGTTTAGACAACTCATCTTGTTTGTTTTTAGCAACAACCAAGTCTTGTTGAGCCTTGACGATTGCGCTTCCTGGATCTAATTCAGACTTAATGATGTTCAATACTGCCTGAATAAGTACATCTTCTTCTTCTTGTGTACGATTACCAGCCAACTCACGCATATTGGTGCTGTAACGATTACCTTCTGATAATCGAATTTCTACGACTGTGACTGTGTTGTCTCCAAGACCACGAGTATATGGCTTGCTTGCTAGATTATAGTTATTTACTGACATTAGTTACTTCCTTTAACCTTTTCAAATTTTGCTTTTAATTCTTCATCGGATTCGATGATTCGTTTCATCTGTTCGAGTTCCATAGCTGTAACTGTGTATAGAGCTTCTAGCGTAGCTGATTGAGTAACTTCATTGCTGACTCGCTCACCTAACGTTTTAATCGTCAGACTGCTGATTTGTTTGTCTTGTTCGTTCATGTTGTTTCCAACCTTTCAATTTTTTGATTTAATTCTTGAATAGCCTTAATGAGATAAGGTACGAATGTGTTGTAGTCAATGTGCAAGAAATCATCTTCGTTATCAGGATTTCTTGAAATTGCTTGTGGGATGATTTTCTCAACTTCTTGTGCAATCAGTCCGACTTCTTCGTGTTTGTGATTTTCGATGAAGTCAAATTCGACCATATCAAGCTTGTTGATAATATCCATAGCTTTGATTTTTGTTGGTAAAATATTCTCTTTCAATCGCTTGTCGGATGCCCTGTCGATATGATACTTGACAGATCCGTCACCAACTTGATTCCACCAAACAACTGAGTTCTTACCCCCTTTTCGAGGAGTTGAACCTGTACCGTAGATTTCAGTACCGCCACGCATATAAACATCTTTATAAAATGAATTGCTTCCATAAAAGTTAACAGAGCTAGTGCTTGAAAAATCGACTGTCCTATAAAATGATGCGTCACCTCTACAAAACATTGCACCAGAATTAGTCACATACCAAGCGTTATTACCTGGTTTGCCCCAATCGTTTCCCCAGTTAACCCATAAGCACGTTTGATTTACTTGCCAACCACCGTCTGACATACCAACTCTAAAACTGTTGCTACCAGTCAGCCAGAATGTTGTCGAGTCCTTATCGTGCGTACCAATTTGAAATCCTCCGATTTTACCTTTATACCCTTCAAGTAAAGTAGCAGAGACTACTACTGACCGTAATTTGTTGATAAAGGCTGTTTTAGCAGCTAACTGATCAGTAAACACATCACTTGATACAATCTTCTTGGCCATAGCAGAGTCCATGATAACCTTATCAGCTGTAATGGAATTACTTTCGATGATGTCAGTGTTCAAAGTTCCTATTCTAGCATCACCGACAAAAAGACGTTTAAAATAACCGTCTATGGCTGTAATTTCATCAGCAAGTGTCCTACCTTTGAGTCGGATTTTATTAGCTTCAATCAAGATATTGTTTGCGTTAGTATTGATTTGTGTAGCAATAGCACCAGCATTCGTCAGCGTTTGTATTGCGTACGAATCAGAAAGTTGAGTCACTTTAGTTTGTGTGACTACATCTTGTGCCGATGTATCATCCTTAAATTCATTTGGAGGTGTTTCACCACGAATAAGCGATACCTTACCGATAGCGACTTGTCCATTCTTCATCAACCAAATTTCAAGAGGGAATTCTTTTCCTTTAGTCGATGATTTCTTAACGGTCATCGTACCTGTGATGATTTGAATACCAGTTTTTGTGAAGGTGACTCTATCAGATGCAATACCACCATCTTCTGCCCATAATTCGATACCTAGAGGGGCATCTGGTAACACGTCCACCCATACTTCCATGCGATAGCTGAGCTTTTCGCCCTCCGTAAATGTAGATGTATTAAGTGGTAATGTGAAACCGTGATAGACTGAATTGGTCTTACCAGTATTTGTAATCCGTAGTAACTTAGTTCCAGCTTGGATCTCGACAATATTCGCATTTTCTTGTTTCTTCTTCCACTTGCTGAAATTAGTAGGATCAAACACAAGATTATAACCACTTTCAGTGAGTTTTTTGACTTCTGTCTGAAAGATTTGACTAGACATAACAAGCCTTGAAGCGTTATCTGCCACACCTTGCTCAGTCGTACCTAGAATTCTCTCATATAACTGGCTTGTCTCTTTTACACGCTGGAAATCGCTCTGGTCAGCTTTGCCACTTATTTGGCTAGAAATAGTTGCAAAACGGCCATCCGAGGTTTCTTTGTATTCAGCTAACTTTTGTGTAACTTGTATCCGTGTTTCTTCCACTGCCCTTTTTGCTTCTTCAGCACTTTCAGCCACTCGGATAGCTTGTGCTTGAGCGTTTTCTGCTAAGTCTTTAGCTTCTTTCGTCTGTTTGTAGGCATCATCAAATTGACTAGGCTTGTATGTTCCTGTTCTACTACCTCGAACCAAAATAGGTTCTTTGAACTCAATCCAGCCATTTTTAGCAAGGTAAATATAGAATGGATAGTTTGCGTCCTCGCCAAAAGCGAAATCTTCTTGGACTGTGAAAGTCTTTTGAAATTCTTGCCACTCGTTTAGAGGTGGCCTATTTTTGCCAATATCAGATGATAAAAGGATTTTATTTAGCCCATGGTTCTTGACATTAAAAGCAAAAGAGCTGTCTGGATATTCTCTAATACGATACTTAAATCCGAGCGTATAGGTTTCATCTTTATATATTTTTTTAACGTAAATAGGAAGACTAAATCCTGACCAATTATAACCAGTAAGGCCTTGCGCTTTGATTGTGAAAATACCATCTGTGACAGATACGCTTGCTTTCGGGTTATTGTTACCGACAAGTGTATGCTTATTCATTGTCATAGAATTAACGATCAGGTTATTATCATCAGTAACGTACTTCCCAACCTCAGTCTGGAATTTTTGGTCGCTCATGACTAAACGTGAAGCATTTCTAGAAATATCACTCTCTGAACTACCAAAAGTTCGTTCATAGAGTTGAGCTGTTTCCTTGACACGTTGGAAGTCTGTTTGATTGGCCTTACCAGCGACTTGACTAGATAGATTCGCAAATCGTCCGTTTACTTGTTCTTTATACTCAGCTAAATAGACGATATTATTTGTTGCTATATCTCTGACTTCGTTTAAGCTTTGTATGCCGTTATTAGCAATTAACTTCGCTTCTTTCGCTAAATCTTCGCTTGCTCCAGCTTTTTTCAAAGCCTCTTCTGCTTTAGTTTTAGCTTCTTCAAATCCTGCTGGACTAAACTCGTGAAATCGTCTGTCGATTTCATCAGATAAAGCACGCTTATTTTCTTCTGCTTTGGCTTTGGCGAGTTCGAAACCGTCCAAAATTTCCTGTCTCAACAATCCAGCTTGATGATCAAAGGCTAAGTCAGCATTTTGAAGAGCTTTTTCAAGGGCGATTTCTTGAGCTGATTCTGTCACACCAATGATTGCATCAGCTGCGTTAGATAGCCCGCCAGAAGATCTAGAACCGCCAGTTCCCGCCTTATCATCGAAAGTCAGAGAGATGTACTCTTCTTTCAAGGCATCAAATTCATAAGCAATAGCTTTCTTGAATGCATCGACATTGTGTTTTCGGCTCTTGATATTGACCGTATCACCCATGTGAATAACTTGTCCATCAAGTTCATAGGCTTCAATTTTGATAGCATCAGAAACTTTGTCAATACCTTGATTCGTAAATTTAGCTTGTGCCCACTTCTTTAACTCTTCAACGGTATTTGCGTTATTGTTCTCATATTCTTTCTCATTTATGTAAGGATATGAGTTAATAAGAGGGCTATCAACCGTAACCTTGAGAGTAGTTTCTGTTTCTGCGCCTTCAGGTTTAAAAGTTGATTTAGCATGGATTCTTGTGACAACATTCTGACTATTCCTTGTACGTTGATAATCATTCAGATTCTTGTGTGTTGTAATGACAACACCACGATTCTCACCACGATTTTTTTTGACAGTTATTGCAAAGTTATCACGAACTAGCTCACCTTCCCACGTTCCAACAATACTATGCTTTCCATCAAGTAATACAGAGTAAAGAGTTTCTGTTTCGGTCGTATTGAAGGTTCTACGTTCCTGGATATCGCTATTGAAAGAAAAATCTCCCAAAGCTGTTTTTGTATTTTGAACCATGCGAGAAAGAGCCATATCACAGCTCTGACTGCTTACGCTTAATGGTTTTATAGACCGTTGCATTACATCGTCTGAGATGTGATAGGCCGTTATTTCTAAGTGGTCATTGTGTTCAACAGGTGTTTTGATGCGGAATAACTGAGCACCGAGAATAGGAGTTGGTGCTTTTATCAACATATCTTCTTGAATGAGCTGATAAATTTCTGAGTCGGAAATAGGGTATTTCACAGTTAAGGTGAAATCGCCATTCATGGTCTCTTTAATAATCGCTGAAGTCGCTTCATGAAGTGGCTCTCCGTTCCAACGAACGGTTCTTACATCTTTGTCAAGTAAATAAAGCAATTATGCCCACCCCCAAACCGTCTCGATTTCAAGCGATTGAATGCCAGGTCCCAGAACGACACCGACATTTTTCAGTTTTGATGGATCAACAGTAATAAAATCTCCTGACCATTTAACTGATTTTCCTGTCGTAGTCTTAAAGCTTGGATTATCTGGATTGTTGACCATCACAAGCGATTCTGAAAGTTTTTCAAGACGAATAACCTGACCAGCGATTGTAAATGAAGTCTCAGTAGCACTCTGTCCAACAATTGTGATTTTAGGGAAGGCGAGAGCAGAGCCTTGAGTAGTTAAAACTCCGTTTCCTGTCAATATTTGTGTGTCAGTGGTTTTGAAATATTTTGTAGGGTGGCAAGTGAATGTTACTTTCGTCATATACAAACCAGGTTGTGTTTCTTCAAGGTCACTAGCATTGGCCTTATAACACCAAAGACGAGTTGTTTTAACTCGTTCATTTTCTAACCAAAATTTCTCACGAATAAACAGACTCATGAACTGATTCATCTGTTCTTCAGTAGGTTTCACAAGATAGATTGAGTAAGTCTTCTTTACAAGTCCTCTGTGCTTGTTTGTCTGAACAATTGCCCCACTAATACCACCATGCTCTAAAAGTTCTGTCTTGCTTTCTCCTAAAGCAACGGAAGGAGGATCATGGACAATGACTTTGAAAGGAAAAGACGATGTTCTTACACCGTCAATCACAAGTTCGTTATGTTTTATCATGCCATACCTCCTCTCAATTGTGTCTTACGTTGCAGTTCATCAGCAATTCGCTGTGCTACTTGGTCAGCAATTCTGCTGATATCTGCTTCTTCTCTTACAATGTTTCCAGTAATTGTAATGTTGATGCTTGTTGGATTATCTCCCATAGTCTGAGCAATACCACGACCAATTGCTCCAAGTGTTCTTTCATTAAGTGGCAATACAGCTTCATTCCCAGCTTCCCCACCAACCATCATATTATTACCGTTCATACCAAAAATAATCGGTTTCGTCATGATACCACCTTTGGCATACCACTCAATCCCAATTCTAGGGATTTGACCTTTTAGCCAATCAAGAGGATTGGCTGATCCTGAAACGCTAAAATGTGGTAAAGGAATATGTGGCCAACTAATCTTGAAATTAAACAAATTTTTGATGGTGCTGATAGCTGAGCTTACAAGGTCTTTTGCTCCATTTATAGCATTCCCAATTGAATCCTTGATTCCTGTCCAAACATTTGAAACAGTATTTGAAATACCATTTAATATGTTTGAAATTGTACTTGAAATTCCATTCCATACATTTGAAATTGTACTTGAGATAGCATTTATAGTGTTTGAAATGAACGATTGGATAGCTGTGAAGATTGTCTGAACAACACTTTGGATAGCTTGCCATACAGTTGAAAATACTCCCTTGATGGTTTCCCAAGCGCCTGACCAATCACCAGTGATGATCTGCATAACTGCTTGAATAATACCGAGGACAACATTTATTGCAGTCTCAACAACTGTTTTGATGATTTCCCAAGCAGTAGTAATGACTAGTTGTATATTTGCCCAAGTGGCTTGGATTTGAGGCCCTAGATAAGCCATAACTGTGTCAATAACTGTTTGGATAGTATTCCAAACAGTTTCTGTACTAGATCGAATAAGCTCTTGGTTTTCGTTCCACCATGTCACAACTGTTCCGAATATACCAGTTATGAAATTAGATATTTCACTGATAACAGTATTGATTACGTTTAATATTGCATTCCAGACATTAGTTACTACTTCACGGAATCCCTCATTCGTCTCCCAGAGATATTTAATCCCAATAACGAGTCCTGTTATAGCTGCTGCTATCAATGCAGCAGTTCCAATTATTGGTAATGCTGCTGTAACCATTGCCCCTATTGATGTCCCTAAAGCAACTGCTGCTGCTTGTAGTGTTAAGAATATCGGTGCTAGTATCCCAGCAATAGTGACGATACCTCCAATAACAACAATGAATTCTTTAACAGGACCAGGAAGCGAATTAAACCATTCAGCCATTGATTTTACAATATTGCCCAATGTTTCAAAGATAGGGGCTAGAACTTCAGCTATTGCTGCGCCTAGTTCTGACATAGCTAGCGTAACTGAATTTTGTGCTGTTTTAAATTTATCAATTGGATCAAGAGTAGCTTCAAAAGTGTTTGAGACTGTCCCTACTGAATTTTCAGCTGCTTCAGAGAACGTTTGAAAATCAAATGCTCCACGCTTGATAGCATCAATCATTTGAGGTGCTTTTTTAGCACCAAATATTTCCATTGCTAGTCCCATTGCTTCGGTTTCGCTAGTAGTATTCTTTATCTTATCAATTGTTTCGATAAGACCTTCTTTCAAAGTTTTACCTTGTTTAGCATAAGTTCCTGCTGCTTTTGTTAAACCTGACAAAGCGCCTGAAGCATCCACACCGCTCGTTTCAAATTGCCCGAGAAGTGATACACCTTCCTCAAAAGAAAGGCCTAACATTTTGATTTGTGGTGCACCTTCGATTGCTTTCTTCATCAAGTCATCAACAGATACACCAGTTGACTGAGCTGTATATGTAGTAGAATCAAGGACTTTTGCTAAATCACTGGTTGATAGCTCGTAAGCTTCCAAGGCTTTGCTTGCTGAAATAGTTGAATTGGTAATGTCTGTACCGTTAATCTCAGCAAACTTAATCATCTCTATGGAAACATCTTTGAGAGCATCTCCAGTTAGACCAAACTGTGTATTGACCTCTCCGACTGCTTCACCAGCCTTACTGAAATCTGTCGGGATCGTTGTTGCGATGTTTGAAGCAATATCTTGCATTTCTTTTAAACTATCGCCTGTCGCACCAGTTTTGGTCACAATAGTGTCCATGCCTTCGTCAACTTGTCTGAAGGCTTCTAATGCACTTTTACCAAAATCAACAAGCTTCTGGCTGATATCTGATAGTTTCTCAGAAAATTGATTAAGTAACTCTGCTTTTAAAAGGTTATTTGTCTCACCTAGAGTATTAGCAGCTTGTTTACCAGCACTACCCAAGTTTTTCATTTCTTGAGATAGATTTGAATACGCTGTTTTGGCTTGGTTCAGTTCTGCTTCCATTTTGTTAGCTTCGACTGAATTTTCGCCATATTCTTTCTTGGTTAGCTCTAATTGCTTTTCAAGGTTTTCAATTTGCTTAGCAACTATAGAAGATTGAGCACCAATCTTTTTCTGTGCCAGAGCTAGTTTTTCAGATTCGCTAGCATTAGCGCCTAGCTGACTTTCTTGTAGTTTAAATGAACTTACGACTTTTTCAGATTCGCTAGCAAGTTGTTTTTGCTCTTTCTGTAAGTTTTGAAGCTGACTTTTATTGCTTTGAGTAGCATTGCCATTTTCTGACAGTGCTTGGTTGACGTTTGCTAGTTTTCCTTTATAGCCTTCAAGAACATTCTTGGTAGTTTCTACTTCACGTTGAAATGCTCGATACTGATCGGCACCAATATTCCCACTTTTGAATTGTTGTTCAACCTGTGATTGTGCCTGTCTTAAAGTTTCTAATTTTTCTTTTGTATTAGAAACCTGTTTTTGTAAAAGCTCTTGTTTTTGAGTTAATAGAGTGACATTCCCTGTGTCGAATTTTAAAGCTTTGTCAATCTGTCTTAATTCCTGTGTTGCATCTGTTGCAGCCTTATTGACATTCTTGAGCGCCTTCTGTAAGGGTTGCGTATCTCCATCAATCTCAATCTTGATACCTTTAATATTTCCTGCCATATTTCCTCCTTCCTCTAAAAATAAAAAGCGCTGAGAGAACTTCTATGACTGATAATGCAGTCAGGACAAGGAACTTGACCTCAGAATCGCTCTCTCAGCACTCCTTTTCTTTTAAAAATTGTCAAAATCAGCTTGGTTGGCTTTTCGCTCGCCTTTTTTACTTTCGCTACGTAAATTCACATAATCTGTTTGATAATCTAAAGCCATCCCGATTGAAATGTTCTTCAAATCATCAATAGATAATCCTGTTTCTTTACAACAAGACAAATAAGATTCTACTGTGAAGATTTCTTCGCTAGCTGTTTCTGACTGGTCTGGGACTTTTTTGTTGACATACTTGCATTCAGCATTTCCATCAACTCAGGTCCAATTTCTTGGATTGGGAATGTTTCCATTTCCATAAAGAATTGTTCGTATGGTTTGATGTGTGGATTTGCAGTTTTAGCAAAAGTCCAAAATAGACGATTAAAGAATGTCATGTCAAAATCTGATAAGATTGAGATATCAACTTCATTCAATTCTTTTTCGTCAGAATTCAATTTGTTCAATTCAGACATAAGGGATTGATTTTGCAACATTGAGAATAAATCCTGGAAATAATCCTTGCCGAATTGTTGTTTGTAGGCGATAGGAGTATAAGCGCTTGTTCCAAGCTCATACTCTTTCTCACCAACCATGATGATTTTGCGCATACTATTTCTCCTTAACCAACAGCGTTAGGTTCATAAACTTTTTCGAACCATTTTTTGTAGACTTCGCTGTTATCAGCTGAAGTAATTGAACGTTTAATAACTGAGTCAAGTGGACGAGGACTAGCTTTGAAAGATAGTTCACGTTCATTTACGTTTGTCCCGTTTTTAGTTGATGATCCATTTGATGGGCGACTTGCTGAACAGTAGTAAAGAACATGACGAGTCTTGTTCTTATCGCCAGAGAATTCAAACATAATAGCGAATGCTGTTGGTTCTGCATCTCCTTTTTCAGTCATGACCCCAGTTTCAGAGTCTTTGATTTCTCCCAAAATCTTAGTTGCAAATGCTTCGATGATATGAGGTACTTTAAGTTTTCCATCATATCCTTCGTTTGAGTTGATGAAATGGTAGTCAATGTCGTCTGCTTTAACTGCTCCAGAATCACCTTTTGGATCTAGCGTTAAGTCCATTGCTCCAGGGAAACGGAATACTTCATCATAAGTAATCACTCCGTCTGCTCCAATTGTTTTAACTGGTGCAACGTGAACATTTTTTAAACCAAACGTTACTTTGTTTTCGGGCATGTCATTCCTCCTTAATATAAATAGACTGTATAAGGCTTGACATATAGCCTTTCAGTCTCGATAAATGTTTCTTCCTGAGCTTCAAAAAAGAGCTCGTGGGATTTCCACAGCTCTTCTAGTCGCTCTTCCAAATCTTCGTCCTTGCGTTCAAATGCTAGCTCGACTGTCACACTCTTAATCTCATGATTAACCGTGTTGTCGGCTGCATTAATTGCTGGACTAGATTCGTAGTAAATCAGGTAAGGCATATCTGGGGCATCGCCCTCTTTATACACTCGGTAAGTTACAGGTAAAGTTGATTTCTCTAAAATATCAGCAAACTCTGAAAGTTTCATTGGCCAATCTCCTTGATTCTTTTTTCAAAATTCTCGATAGCTTTTTCTTCAGCTGGTTTAATGTGTGGAATACCATTAAAGCGGTCTCCATTTCTTAAAGGATGGCCATTCTCAAGTAAGTGAGTGAGACTAGCAACAGAATTAAAGACAACATAAGAGCCATTTGCTAGCTTCTTCTTTTTCCATCCTTTGCGATATTTTCCGTATCTTTTCGGACTGGTTTGTCTTAACTCCTGTACTGCTTCCTCTGCCACCTCTTCAGCAATCTTTTCCACTCCTTCTGAAAACTCAGTTGAATATAAAGCTAGCTCTTTTGCAATGAAATCAGCGAGGTCAATGCTCATTCTAATTTCTCCGATAAAGTCAATTCCAAAATTTCAGAATCAATTGGATAGGTTTTTAAGACACGATAATTTTTGCCTTCAAATGTGGCATGCTCTTGGTTATCGTATTCAAAATTGTGAACTTCAACAACTAGACTAGGTCTTAATCCTGCTTGATTGGCTTGATAGAATTCAGAGCGAGTAACTTTCTTTTTGCGACATAAAATTGTTACTTCAACATCTTCATAGATTGGTTGTTTGAGCTTGTCCTTACCTTTGATTTTCCTAGAGGTCAGTGTGATTTCATTGTTCCACATTCTTAACCTCTTTCTTTGACGATAATTGCAAATTGTGTAATCGCCATTGAAGGTGTCGTGGCATGTCCACTCCACCTTCATAACGATATGCAGCATAGTCAACGATAAACATTTCATGATCAGCACGGTCACCGACAAGCTCAATACCGAGATTATCGGTCAATTCAGTGATGACACTTGAAATGATTTTTTCTAGTGGCTTGTCTCTCAGTTTGGTTGAAATACCTAACTTGAGTTTCAGCAACTCTAAAAGCTGAGATTCATTCATGTTTATTCCTCTTCTTTTACTACTGGCTCTTCTTTTTCAACTTTTTTAGCTTTTGTTTTTTTAGGTTTTTCGTCTGGTACTTCCTCAATGAAGATTGAACCAGCACTATTTAACCCATTCAAAAGACCGTTGATAAAAGTTTCAGTTGGTTTATGCCCTTCACGAGGAAAGGCATCACCAACTGAGTAGTCATGTTGTTCAGGATCATTTAAGTCCTTAAATGGACGGATTACTGTATAGCTCAAAAGCCACCTCCTTATCCGACTGCGTCAGTATAAGTACCGAAGAATCCAGCAGCTTCATCTACTTTCTTAACATCCAAGCGAATGAATAATCCAAGCAATTGACCATAAATGTCATTGTTTACCCATTTAACTGACACTTGAGAACGGTCAAATAATCCAACGAATTCAGCGATGTCACCGATAAAGAATTTCATATCACGCTCGCTACCAAATACTGTATCATCTACTGTGTAGATAGTCTTGCCACCGAATGAGTAACCAGTAGGTGATGTGACATCTGGTTGGAGCATATAGTTTCCATTTTTGTCTTTCACTTTATCAAGCGCTGCAAACATTGATTGAGTTACTACGATACTTGCTTTATAAATTGGTTTAAGTTTTTTGTTGTAGATGTCTTTGATACCATCAAATCCAGTAGCATCAGCTGTAGTAGCTGTTTTTAGAACTTCTGCAACCAATGAAAGTTCAGTGTTTTCCCCTTGGTTAAACACTTCTTCTTCGACAATTTCCATGATGTCGTAATCTGCATCATCAATCATTTCTTGTGATACTGGGATATAGCCACGGTATGTTTTGATTGAGTAAGTAACATCAGTGATGTTTGGTTTTGCAAGTTCTGGATTAGCCTTCAATTCATCTGTTGATGACATTTTGGCATCACTTTTCTTGATAACTGGATATTTACCACCACCGCTGTTGACTTTTACACGCTTCACAAGGTCTAAAAGTGGATTGCGTGTTTTGTTTACAAAGTGTGGTTTTAAGACTTCAGTAGGGATTAGAGCTGCACTTCCTGAGTCAGTGGTTTTCAATCCTACGATGTCACGAGTTTCACCAGAGCGAATGTATTTTGCAATTGCATCACGTTGTTCCAATTTTTGTCCTCCACGTTGTTCTTCTTTTTTTGGATAAGTTGGTGCTTTACGATTTAGTTCTTCAACTTGTTTTTTTAGATCTTCGATTTCTTTTTCAAGTTGTTCTTTTTCTGCTTCCATTTCATCCAATTCTGTTTGAATTTCTTCAAGTTTTTTTTCAACTTCTGAAACTTCTTCTTCAGTTCCAGCTTGTTCCAATTTAGCAGCTTCAAGTTCAGAGCGTTTGTTCAATTCCTCGATTGATTCTTCAAGCTCTACTACCTTATCTGCTTTATTGCGCATACGAGCGCCTAAAATCAATGATTTGTGCATAGATTAAATTTCTCCTTAATTTCTTTCTTGCGCTTGTCTAGCGCTTCACGATTGGCACGCTGTTGACTTTCAAAGTCTTTCTGTCGTGCAGCAATTTCCGTTTGTGGATATGCTGGGAAAGTACATGGGCTTACTTCAAAGATTTCTAATTCTAAGATAGTGTCCAGGTACGAACCATCAGCACGTTCTTCTGTGTCGATTTTAATCGGGATAAACCCAAAACTACATCCGACAACATCACCACGTTGAACACGAGCATAAGCTCCGATAGCTTGCGGGTCTTCTTTATTGATGATGATGTCCCCGAAAAGTCCGATTTCATCAACACCTAAAGTAACCGTTCCATTTCCAGTACGACCAAGCACTAAACTATCATCATGGTTAAATAATGCCCTGATGTCAGCGTTTTGGATTGCTTTTTCAACACCTTCACGCTTAATCACTTCAAAGTAACCTGGCCATAATTCAGTAACTTCATCGAACTTGATAAAGTACCCACTCAAAATCAAATCACCAGTTTCGGTTTCTTCTCGTGTTTTGAATTGAGCGGTTCGATAACTATTGCGTTTGTTCATCTTCTTCCTCACCTCCTTTCAACTTTTTCTGGTCCCCAAGTTTATCTTGTGGGATATAGTTTTCAAGAGCAAGGAGCTCATCCATATCAGGATCAGGTGGCATTCCTAACCAGTCTCTCCACTCGTTTCTACGCATTGCCATGCTATTGGTCATCTGTTGTGCTACTGATGACAATTCTGTAATGTCGTAAGAATATAACGAACGAGCGTTAAGTTTGAAATACCGATTGTTTGAAACTAGTAAATCTCTAGTTAAGGTCTGAGTGATTGTTGTAGCAATACTCATGACTGTTGTGTTGACAAAGTTGTTGTATTCTTCTTTATTGAAATTCCCAACTCCCAAAATAAAAGCTGGAACTCCCAAAAGCCCAGCAACTGTTTTCTTGTCAATTTCAACAGATTCATTGATAGCAATATCTTTCAAACTGAGTGGTTTAACCTGCTCAACGCTCATAAGAGCATCAGGGATAATCCACGGTTCACCAGATTGGCTAGTGCTAAGATATTTCTTAGCGACTAGGTCACGACCTTCTTGAGTTGCTAAGTCTCCGCTCGAAGAATCAACTTTCACAATCAGACTTGGAACGTTCTTCCCACTCATAAATCCTTTTTTAATTTGAGTAGCAAGATTTAAATTCCTAACAATATCTCTCAGAGCAAGTCTATATCCAGTACCTACAAATGGATTGTCTGGGTCTGGATTGATTGCAAAGTGTACGATTTCGCTTGGATTGTAATCAGTGCCACGATAATTCACGACATAACCGACATCGTCACTTTTGAAAGAAACTTCACTCATCGCGAATGGTCTCAGGTTCAAAATATAATCATTCACAGGATCATACTCAACATGAAGAACTGAATTACCATCACCAAACAATAATAGATCACGCACAATCTTGAAAATCCAAGTTTTACGAGTCATATTATCGCATGGGTTTACATCGATTTTTCTAGCTAGTCCGTCTTTAATTCGGATGTCGCCTTTGTCGGTATTCTCCATCAAATGAATAGTCATGTTAGATACCATGTCAGCAACCTTATTGACTGCTGCAATCACATCAGGATTGCGAGCTAAAGGAACATAGCCATCACCGTCAAGAAACAAACCAAAGTCTGAATGAGTGATGACATTTGTGCCACTTTGAGTTTTACCTCGTTTCAAAATCCTATCTAAAAGCCCCATATTTCCTCACCTCCTTTCTCTCTACTTGAAGAAGCTCATAACATCCTGGTTCTTACCAAGATTTGCAAGAGCTTGTATACAAGCAAAAACGCTGGCATCGAACAAGTCAATTCTTGCAGTACCACCGTCACCGTCTAATTTTTCATATTGCACAGCATCATCCACTTTCTCAATAGCTCTGACATTACTCACACAATACTCGTAAGCATCGGAGTGAAGATAATAAAATTCTTTATTTTTCACCTTGAACTCAATTCGTCTGAATCCCTCTGACTTTAGATAGAAAAGCTGTGGTTGGTCAATCATCTTAAACCGAGCTTGTTTCATCTTCGTCAGGAACTCACGACCAAACTTTCTATCCATACCGACAGCAGCAATCTTGAACCCTTTCTCTCTCATCTTGATGAACCATTTAACGATATCATCATAGAGAACTGTCGGAGTATTACTCATAGTTAGCCAGCCATCAGACTGCCAGCCAAAGAGAGGAATACCATCATCATTGGCTTTCTTCTGAGCGTTTACCCGAGGGAAAAAAGCGTGTGTGATACAGATGTCAACATCTTTATCACCGTCATGATAGACTCCGTATAATGCAGCAGCGGTCAAGTCATGCAGTCTCGATAAGTCAGCTCCACCATACCATTGAATAGGCAAGCGTGCTAGTTCTTCCAAAGTCCAATCATAGCAACTGTCTGAAGCAATGAACTCATCAGGATTGAAATAAGCATTCATAGAGTTTGTGAATACATTCAAAGTCTTATTGAAAAACTCATTCCTAGTCTGTGGATCATTCATTGCTTGCTCAGCTTCAGCTCTCAAAGCAGGCATGGACACCGTGACACCCCAAGACGGATTTGCCATCTTCAAAACATTATCATCAAGATAGTCACCAACATCGCCATCCG